CGCCAACATGGTTGCGTAGCTCGCAAGTCCATCGCACAGAGTGGCCCGCAAACCTTCTTCTTGTCGGATAACGGAGTGATCGTTTTATCACCTGGTACAGACCCCGCAAAAGGGCTTGGAGTAGCTATCAGTAAAGTATCGGGTGAAACAATTCCGATGTCCCGACAGATCCAAGATCAGTTCGACAAGGTCAACTTTGACCACGCTCACAAGTCATGTGGAATCGTGTATGACAACAAATTCTTTTTGGCCTGCCCTACACTTAGTTCTTCCGTACCAAATTCCATATTTGTGTACGACCTAATTTCGAGTTCTTGGAATAGCGTTGATTCTTACCCCGCAATGTCAGGTAGTCTGGCATTCCACGTGGATGATTGGGTGGTATGTATGCATGACAATGGGGTTGACCCACCTAGGCGCAGACTCTTCGCGTGCAATCCAACAGGATTCTACTTGATGGAAGAGAACCAAACGGATGACAGCGGACGCAAGATTGGAAGTGCGTCTGAATCCGGCACAACTGCAATTGCAGGCAAACTAAAAACTCGGTCCTTCACGCTAGGCAATCAAAACGTCAAGCGTTGGAGGCGTGGGCAACTAGGAATCAAGACAGAAGATAACGATGCGTTTACAATCAAAGTAAACAGTGTCGATCCAGACAACTCTGAAACCGTCTTGAGTCACACAGCAGACTCTACGGAGGAAACACTTTTACGCTTTGGTACAGGACGAATTCGTGGCTATGGTGCGAATGTTGAGATTACGGTCACAGCAGGCCGCCCAAGCTTTAGACACGTCAGCTTGCAAGCAATTGCAGACGGGTTGAACATTAGGACGGACATTGCATAATGGCTATCTCTGCATCAGTTACTAGGGGGTTCACTTTCGCAACTGGCGTGGAAGTGACCGCAGCCGCGCTAAATCAGCTAGGTACACCTTCGGTCTCAGTCGCAACCCCCATTGCGGTCTCCAACGGGGGGACAGGAAGCGCGAACGCAAGTGATGCAAGGTCAGCGCTAGGGGTAGGTACACTAGGCACACAGGCGAGCAATTCCATTGCCGTGACGGGTGGTACAATAAGTGGTACAATAATGACCCTGCCAAGCTATGCAGTTAGTGGCGTACCCTCCGCATCCCCAGCAGGGCAAATGATCTACGTAACAGACGGGAACTCAGGGGCGGCAACAGTTGCGGTCTCAGACGGATCGGCATGGAAAGTAGTAGCGTTGGGAGCAACGATATCGACATGAATATCTTGGCACAATCGCTCAAACTTTACGAGAAGCTCGGAACAGATTTATTCAAGGACATCTCAGTCTACATGGCGCATGGATATGTCCATAAGACCCCCTATAGCTTACTGCTTGCAAAACCCGTGCGTACAGACCAGGGAAACCCGGATGCACAATGGAACGTCAATGACCCAGACGCATGGTACGTGAGGACCGCAGTGGGTGAGAGATGTATTTCAGAATTTATTAGCCGTATACCATACATCCTCCCATACGTGGGGTGGATGAGGCATACAAAAAAACAACCAGTTAGGTTTTACACGTTTGATCAAGTAACGAGGAGAATGAAATGAGCAGTCCAGATATAAATTATCCAGCCCAGCCGTCTTATGGCGAAGGTCTTTCAGAATCTTTAAAGGCGCAAGCTGACTTCCTACGAGGAACAGGTGACTTTGCAGATGTGGGAAGCTTAGAAAGCTTACTTCCACTAGAGGAACGTATCCGCAAGCAAACCGCACAGACTGACACGGATGTTCTTAGGCAGACTTTACAAGGTGACGAGTCTGTTGTGCAAGCAGATGAGCTTGGAAGAGTTATCGAAGGGTATGTCGATCCTGGTCCAGACGTTACGACGATTGAAAATGAAACTGATCAGTACGAACAGTATGTCAAAAACAACCCCGATGTGCTGAACGCATTTAATAGTCCTGACGGTGACCGTGAGGAAAAATTTGCCGCACAAGGAATGGCCGCATTCGGTAAAGCTCATTACGAAAAATTTGGAACAGCTGAAAACCGCACTCTTCCAGAGATAGGCAAATCGTATAATGCAGACGGTTCTGAGTTTGCAAGGCAGCCAATAATGTCTAAAGAGGGTGCGTACACTCCTGGTCAATATGTTAGGCAAGGACAAGGCATGGTTGACCTCCTTGGAGATACCCGCCAGTTAATTGGCGAAGACAGGACGGCAGGGTTTGACGATATGGGGAACTTCTTAGGTCTCTCAGCGCTAACTGAGGATATTGGTACAAGCCAGCAATCACGCCAACGTGAACGCGACTTAGCGGACGTGGAAAGGTTATCGTCTAGGTACAAGGATGTAATGGATAAATTCCGCGAAGAGGACATAATGACCTCAGTTGGCGAAGTTGGTGGTCCGCAAGACGTATTCCTCAATGATATGCGAAACTTGCGTGCAGGCCCAGAAGGCGAAGCAGGCCCAGTTGGCGCAACCGGACCAGCAGGCACGGCAGGGCAAGTTGCTCCGGTAGGGGTTACTTCTACCCCAGCCCCAGCAGTGTCACCTAGCGCACCAGTTGATCCAATGCTCGCACAGATCGCACAGACGGGAACTCCTACAGGTGCAGGGTTGCGTGAGACCCTAGCGAATGAAGCACTACTTGGCTTGCGTAGCGGACTTACTGAGCGTGAAGAGCGTCAGATTGCAGAGGCTGCCCGTGCCAGGTCTACGATGATGGGTAGAACCTTCGACCAGAGCGCCGCAATCGAGGAGGCAGGGGCAAGGGTTGCAGAGGACAATCAAAGAAGAATGCAGAACCTTGCACTCGCTCAATCGGTACTCGGACAGGAGGGTGGGTTGCGTATGCAAGAGCTTGCCATGCAACAAAGAAATAACCTCGATCCATTCACCGCAATTCTTGGTCGCTCAGGTGGCTCAACGGTTGGACAAGCCGGGCAAGTACTTGGACAAGCAGGGTATGGACTACAAAGCGCGCCTCAGTATTTAAACCCAGAGGCGGGTCTGGGGTACATACAAACACAGTCCACTAATGCGGCAAATGTCGCAGCGGCACAAGCGGGGGCAAGAGGGGCAGCACAAGCTGGTCTCATGTCAGGCTTGGGTTCACTAGGTGGAGGTTTATTAAGTAACCCAAACATCAAAATCTGCTGGGTAGCACGCGAAGTGTATGGGGTACACAATCCCGCATGGTTGTTGTTCCGCGAATGGATGCTCAATGAATCACCAAGTTGGTTTCGTGCGACCTACATAAAGTACGGTGAACGCTTTGCGAAATTCATCTCGAATAAACCACGCCTAAAAGCACGAATCCGTCTATGGATGGACTCGAAGATCGGAGGATAATAATCATGGCACAACCATTCTTTAAAGGGAACTACGGATCAGCACTTGCGCGGGTCGATACTCGACCAATCATTGAGGCTGGGCGTGCGCAGGGTGCGATGTATGCAAATCTGGGCAATGAAGTTGCCGGCGCAATTAAGCAGTATGGGCTGAATAAGCAAGAACGTGCAAAACTGACAGGAGAGATCGAACAAGACATCATGCAGTATGGTGAGCAACTCACGATGACGGGCAATGAGGAATTTGATAAGAAAAACTCTTCTGCTATTGAAAAGTTCAGACGGGGAGACTCCAACATGACAGACCTTCGTGGATTGTCTGGGCAAATTGCACGCATGAAGCTTAATGTCGTAGAGGAGCAAGCTAGGGATACTGCTAATATGCAAAGGCAATTAAATCAAGCTCAGTTAGGTAAGATTGAACAGGACACTAAAAGTTCAAAGCTTATTGATGACTTAAAGCGAGCAGGAGAAAAACGGGAAGCTGGCGAAAGGAGTTCAATAAGAGACGAAACTATGCGTCTTGCTAATAAACTTATAGACGGGGAAATTGATTTAGAATCATTAACCGCAAATCAAAGTAATAGGATAAACAACTTACCTTCCATTATTAATAGCAATTTCGACCCAGCACTCTACCGTTTCGATGCCCAAGAGGAACAGGATTTTCAGAAAGGTGTAAAAGATTTGGAAAAACTTAGAAACAGTCTCAGCCTCTTTGAGGATGAACAAGCGTTATCGAAGGCAAAAGTTAAGGATGCGGGAGAAAAGGGACAATTCATCCCCATGCAAGATGATAAAGGAAATGCGATTCCTAATATGTTTAGGAGTGATGGCGTTCTTTACCGGAAGATAGGTGATAAGTTTGAAAAGGTTGGGACAGCATCAGAGAATATCGGGGAAGCAAGAGTTGATTCAGCGAAGGACTTAATAGAAACTGGAGCAAGGTTATCAGAAACCACAAGCCCTAGTCCTATTGATCTCAATGCAGCAGGAAAAGATGCCTTGTCAATGTTTCAAGATTTTAATCTATCTGTACTTGGTTTTTTTGGTGTAGAGGGTGAAGACTTTGATGCATCTATTGACGCTATTACCAATATTAACCTTGGAACTAAAGGTAGATCAGAAGCAGTAAGGAAACTTAATGCTTTAAATACACAAATTAAACCTTTCCTTGTAGGGGCAATTTCACCAAGGGGCGCAGTGTATACACAGAAGATGGTTGATGAAACAATTCTAGCTGACCCCAAAAAAGACAATAATACTATATTGCGAGATAAAATTTCAGAGTATCCAGATTTACTTAGCAATGCATACGAAAATGCAAAGAAGACACTACTCAACCCAGAAGTTAAGGCGGGAACAACTGAACATCAAAAAGCGCAACGAGTAGTAATGTTAGTGCCATCCATGCTTAAACGAATCGAAGTTAGTTTCGGAAAAGTACAAAGTACACAAAGTTCATTAGACCCAAGTATTTTAGAGATAATTAAAGAGAATAAACTTAGTCTACCTAGCTCGGCAGATAACAATGTGACAAAAAGAAACATCGAGACATTGTCAGATAAAGAACTAAAGCGTAAATTATTAATAATGCAAGGAGAGTAATGAGCGAATTTAGCAAAGAGGAAATAATTGCCGAACTTAATAGGCGAGGAAGTGTTTCTGAACCTGGTCTTGTAGAGGTAGATGACCAAGTGAAGAATCTGGAGACCTACTTAGTTGAAAACGAGGGTTTTTCTGGGCAACCTGATTACGAAGAAGCAAAAGAAGCTTATAAGGTGCAAGTGCAGGAACGGGCTAAACTTTTCTCTCAAGAGCAAGCCAAGCAGTTTGACAAGACAGGCGTGATACCAAAGCTTGACGCTATAGGCAGAGGATTTAATGAGGGTGCGGCTAAAATGGCGGGCCTTTCTGTTGACTTAGTTAGTGCAGGACTTGGTGCAATAGGTATACCGACATCAGATGAACCCTTCATGGGATCGAAAGATTTAAGTAGAGACGTACAAAGACTTGGGATGGGATACTATGATGCAGTCCCTAATAGAATTGGTCCGAAAGGGCCAGAGGATGAGACGTTCCTGCCCCCAGCCCTTGATTTATTTCGTCAAGCGAAAGGCGAGCCTAGCACGCTTGGAGATATGCCACCTTCTATTAGACCAGGTGCAGTTGCTGGTGAGGAAATGGCGTTTGCGGCATCAACATTTGCTCCAGTTGGTCTTTTGGCGCGAGGAAAGAAGAGCCTTGATATTGCAAGGCTTGAAAAGAGTAGAAATCCGGTTAACCAGATGGTTGCTTTTGCTGCAAAGAATCCAAGAATAAACGCAAGTTTAGAAGGTTCTTTTGCCGCATTGTCTGCCCTTGGAGGAGCAGCAGCCGAAGCTAGCAAGCCAGGTGATGAGACTGCAAGAATGGTTGGAACAATTGGGTTACCAATTAGCTTTCCATTAGTTGCCGTACCAGCGCACCAAATATTGAAACTAGCATCTCCTACTGTTGATAAAATCAAGCAATCAATTACCGCAAGGCTAAGTGAAGAACGGGCAGAAACCGCAGTTGCCAAGCGTTTACAACAAGCAGTGATTGATGGTGGTGAGAATCCATTAACGATTGCCTCCACAATTGAAGACTTTTTGAAGAAAAACCCAGAGTATAGAAACAAATCGACTAAGGGTTCTTTGTCACCCGGTCTCGCAACTGGGGGCGAAACGCTTCTTGCTATTGAGAGAAGCTTAATACAGGGGGATCGAGGCATTGGTAAGCGAGCAGGAGAGCAGACTAAGGAAGCTATCCTTGAAATGAATTCAATCTACAATTCAGCTCTTAATATCAAGAACGCAAATCCAGAACTTCTTAGGGAGGTTGCAGAAAAGAGGATTGCAGACCTTAATACTGTCACAGGATTGCGAGTCGCAAAGCAAATGAGCAAAGTAGAGCAGTTGGCAAAAAATCTTAGACTTATTAGTGGCCCAGGTAGCTTGCCGGTAGAAAAACAAAAACAATCACAAAAGATACAGGCTATTTTCCAACAGACTTACGATGAGTTAAGAGACACGGAAAATGCGCTTTGGAATAAGATTGATCCTACGGTGACAATTACACCCAGACAAACTGAAGCGATATTACTAGAATTGGCATCAGAAAAAGGGATCGTGATACCTGATGCATTGTTGAAGTTTACAAAGGTAACAGGAAACACTGGGCAATCCTTGACCTCTGGCGAGCTATTGAAAGCGAGGTCAGAAGTTTCAAAGCAAATTAGAAACGCTATGAAGGGTAAACCCGAAGAAGCTGATAGGAATCTTGCTCGGCAATTACATCAATTAGAGGACGCAATTAATTCAGACTTATCAACGCCTGGGCTTAGTCCGCAAATTAAACTTGCCAATAATGCTTCGGTCAACAGATACGAATTTCTAAGCTTACCACCAGTTTCACAGATGTGGACTAGGGGAATACAGAAATATAATTCTAAGCCAGACATGGTACTAGATGGATCACTGATGGGCAACAGAGCGCAAAAAACATTTAATTCGTTTGAGGACTTAATGGCGGCTGGTGCAATGGGTAAAGTCCCTAATCAAATACAAGACCCGCTTGCTAAGTTTTATTACGCAATGGCAAACGAAACAGTAGGCCCGCTTAATACAGTTGACTTGTCTAAACTAAGTAACTTCCTAGTTACACACCAAGACGGACTAAAGAAGCTAGGTATTTATGACGGGTTGCAAGACAGTGCTGTCCAAGGGCATTTGGTCAAGAAGCTAGAGTCTTCAATGGAAACACTTAGGACGGGTTACCTAGCTGAATCAGTCGCTGGAAAACTTCTCAATACTAGTGAAGTAAACAAATTCATTGGAAATAGCTTATTTACTTCAGCAAGCCGGAACAAAGACCTACACGGTGTGCGTAAACTACTACGCAAGAAAACTCCAAATGTCGATCCTGCTGATGCGGAAAAAGGAATTCAACAAAGCATCCTTAATAACTTAATTCATAAAAGCACCCCGTCAGGCCAGCCAATGGATGGAGATATGTTGCTCAACCTTCTTGCTGCAAAACAGGGCAAGAATTCATTAGAGCAAGACCTCTTGGATACAACGTTGCTATCAGCTCGGCAGATCGATGGAATTAAACAGATTGCAAAACGAGCAAAGGTTTTCGAGGAGTCCTTAGTTAAAAGAGAAACAGGTAAAACCATAAAAGATTTGCCGCCACAATCTGATAGGCTACTAGACGTGATTGGTCGATTAGGAGGTGCAGCAGTTATGACTTCAAGTCCTGTTGTTGGTGGAGTAGGGTATGGGTTAATTGTTGCTCAACTTGGATCAAGGATTGGGCGAGATATCGTAGAGAAATTGCCGAATGCAAAGCTTAGAGATATAATGACAGAGGCTATACTTGACCCTGCATTCATGAAGGTTCTTCTTGAAAAACCTACCTCGGCTAAAGCAAAAAGAGAAATCAATACGAGGATTGGATTTATCTTGGTATCAAAGGGTATCTTAACTCCAGAAGAGCATTACATGATTGAGTCCCCGGAAGCACAAACAGAGAGTTTGCAGTCACTAGTTGCAGGCTTGGCAAAAAAGGGTAACAGCAGACTAGAAATCATGGACATCTTTGAAAAGAAAGCAAGGCAACCTAAGACTACTATTGGTCCTATGATGCTCGATCAGGTGCAATCAATACTTGAGTTATCAAACGGAGAAAGATCAATTGTGATGGAGAGATATGAAAAGCTTAACCAGGACTATGGCCTTAAAAGGCGCAGGCCAACCCGCCCTTGACATCCCCCGCTCTATGAAATAACCTCAAAATCTTCATAACTTAGTCCTTATGAAATTAGTAGTGGGTAGGGATACCCGCACAAGCGGGGGGTAAAACCCTCGCTTTTTTTTGTGCATTAAGCTTTTTCATAATAATTGTATTTAGACGTTGACTAACAATACTTGCTCGCATTTAAGAACGGAATGCTTATTTGTGATTTACAGAATATTTACGAGTACAAAAGACTCCCGCTTGGCAAGCAAGCAAGTGACGATACGAAAAGAAAAAATGTGGTCAGCATGAATCGAATGCTTGGCCACTATGACATTTTCCCGTCGAATAGAATCGAAGCCTTTGCAAAAAAAATTAACGGACAACCGCTCCCAGAACACTATGCACAATTCGAGCGCAAGGTTACGGATGTCCGCATGGCACGCTCTTTATTCTCTAAGGGGTGGATCAAATACTACAGGGACCGGTGCGGGATCAACACCTCGCTCTTTGACAACTGGATTAATCTAAGCTTATCTGTGGTGAAGGTTAAGCCCTTCCATGCAGACGAGCGTGAGAGGCTATTGATCGAGGAGAAGTGCGCCCTTTTAAAGGAGTTAGACGTTGAACTCTATAAAGCGTATGCCCTTGCCTATGGGCTTGGCTTGCGTAGCTCGGAGATTCAGAGGGCGAAGTATTCAGACCTCTGGGAAACGGAGGGCAATAAGATCATAAGAATTTGGAGTCCCAAGGGAGTTGCAGATGATGAAGTCGAGGGGGTTGGCTTTCAAGACCGCCCATGCGATCCTGCGTGGTGGGAACTAATAATGCAATTTCGCACAGGAGGCGATGACTTGATTGTTCCGGTTCAAGAAGATCGAATTGTTC